GGTCGATGTGGCTTACCTCGTAGATGGCTATCCCAGTATTTCTGGTATTCTTCTAGTCTTTCCAGAGATACATTCTGGAACATAACGGCCAATCTAGGGGTGGCATCATTACCGAACAGTTCGGAGTTATAGTTCTCCACTCGTTGGGCATTAACCACTGTTTTAGCCAGGGTTTCTATCTTACTGGTACCATAGGGTGTGCCACTTCGTGGATTCATGATCATATAGATCAATTCATCGATACTGTACCAAACACCTTCAGAGTCATTTTCATGTTTTTCATAGTAGGCTTTACCATGATTCTTGAAGGTTCCTGTAGTATCAGTATTGAGGATGAATTCTGAACCGTTGGAGGCATAGAGTTCTTTAGGACGACCTCTTTTATTCCTGACAATCTCGATGGCTCCTGCATCGTAAACCAGTAAATCCCGATCCACCTTTTGCCTGATAGATCCGAATGATTCTCTGGTGGAGTTGGGGTTGGTTAGCAGTTCGGCTACTTCTTCGATATGCCGTAGTTGGTCATCGGTGATTTGGCTTTTAGAGCTGGTATCGGTATAGGCATATTCGATAGGTAGTATCTTGGGAGGTATTAAACTGAGACGAGTAACGATTTTATCTACACAGGCTCTAATCCAGGTGTTTTTCTCGTAGATTACTCTCATATCTTTGAAAGTTAAGGAGTCTACGGTTTCTCTACTCATCGATTCGACACTGATATCACTCAGTTGGGATCGACGTTTTCGTTTTCTGACTGTATTGGGTTCTCGGCTTATTCTAGCCAGATTATTAGGACGGATTAGACTTATAGTAGAAGGTGCCTCTTTGGTGAAAGAAATCATTCGTTTTCTCCTTGCTCAGTATCAGTGCTTAAAATCTTATCGTTTATGTAGGCCGAATATATACTGATGCCGATTAAAGTTAAGGCATCCAATAACACTGAGTTGTAAGCCTTTATTATACCCAATATTAAACAGGTTATGAAACAACAAGCAGTAATGAATTTTAATATCTTGTCGAAATTGAGTTTACTTAAGATAGCCAAGGACTCCCCCACCACCAATTTTAGCATATTGTTTGATATTCATTACTACTCCAGCTACAGCTTGAATTAGGTCGTGAGAGCCACCTACAGGATGATCATACTTATTATTGACTCGTTCTAGCTGTCTCAATTCTTTGTGGGGCAGGTTCTCTTTACCTTCTGGTGTATTGATTAATAAGGGATACAGGTGCAGTCTGCCTCCGTAAATAGCCTTTACCAGTTCATCAAAAGGTTCTGAGTCTTTATCAATAGATAAGACCTTGGATTCAATACCAAAAGTATTCATAGATTGGATGAAATCAGCCGATTGGTATCCATCTAAAGTAACTCGTCTAATGTTGAAGCCTAAATCCAACATATCCAGGATTAGTTGCCTGATGGTGTTTAGTTGAATTGGGTTGTTTTGGTAACCTTTATAGCTGGCTAACATATCGAATTCCATGATGGGTTCTTTGATTTTACGTACTCGTCCACTAACGTTTCGATATTCGTTTTCTTTCCAGTCTACGGCATGCCCTACAGCTAGACCCAACCTATCTTTGGTTAAGCCAATATCCACATGGGCATATCGGTCTATGCTTCTGTTTTCACACTTATAATCAGGAGTAAAAACAGTTTTCCTGATCTCTCCATTGGGCTGGATATAGGGGTTTTTAATGATAGGGTGTTTAAAACCTTTTCTTCTTTCAAAAGCCCTATCGATGAATTTCCTATGTTCTATAGCTGGAGAGACGGCATCGATGGGGTTAGCAGCAAAGTCTCGATTGGCATTAGATGGGTTTTTAATGAACTCATCCATGTATTGTTCGATAGTCTGCTTCCCCCTCATTTTCCAGGTGGGTGCTTGTATGACTATGGATTTGCCATGTTGAAACATTTTTATCTCATAGTCATACCTTTCCTTAATAAAATCTACACTGACCCTATTTTCATTATCAGTGTCGTCTTCAAAAGTAAAGATGGCATCCAGATCTAATTCTATCTTGTCTTTGTCAGTTCCCATTTACCACGTCCAAAAAATCCTTTTTTTACTATAACGGGTTTGCCTTTCTTTTCCCAACGTTGTTTAGCTCTATCTAATTCATTTTTAGTGAATAAGAAGTTGATATCATCGTAATAAGGCATACCTTTAGTACTCTCCAGTAGGTAGTAGGTACTAGTTTCACCTATTATGAAGTCTTCATTGTTTTTATATATCATCTGCTTCCTCAAAGTTTTTAGACCAAAAGTCTACTTTTTCACCGTCATTAGATATTTGCCTCATATTTCTGACGGCAAAGGATTCTGTTGATTTAGGTGAAGTGATTACTATTATTTTATAATGTTCTGGAAACCTAGTTCGACAGGAACCCAGTAAAGCATTATATACTTCATAAGCTTTGGATCTATTAGAGTTATCCACAAACCAATCTGCTTCATCCAATATACCCTGTTTGGTGTTGTAGCCTAACCATGCTTCCGATTTGGAGTGACCACAGATCCCAATGATATTTTTAGGGAAAATGATCCTGTCTTTGGTATCCACATAGTAAGGAACACGATGACCGTCTATCTTATTAACATCTAGAACACTATTTACCTCGAAAAAACATTTACTGTGTTTCAATTTCTCAATAAAGTCGGTAAAAACGATATCTCTGGCTTGGACTTGATTAGTAGCCATATTGAGGAAATAGATGTGAGTCCCCACTGCCAAATTACTATATCTTTGTGGGTCTTTCAACATGGCAGTTCTCCATATTCCTCGACATTGATAAATAGAGGAGTTGAAGCTTTTACCACTTCCCTTACCTAATATAAGCCATGCTTCTCTTATTTCAGGGTTATCTATATGGCACAATAGCTGTAAGTTAGCTTCAGATATGTCTCTCTCTAGATCCATATATTCAGGAGAGGTGATAAATTTATGCATATTGATGCATTCTTGTTCGTAAGCATAAGTTTCGTCATCACCTGTATATAATCTTCGATTTAGTTCTTCTGAAAAATTAGAGAATAGTTCTGAGCTATTTAATTGCATCTTATTCCTGATTGGTGGCTATTTTAATTTCTTCAGCTATCTTGAATTTACTCTCGTCAGGGATATCGGAACGGAGGATAACAGCTATAATACGTTCCACCATAGCCCTAACTTCACTAACATTAACTAGAGCAGACAACTTAGTTTCCAACTCTAATATGTTGGTAATGGTAGTGGTAGTTTGTTGTATTAACCTTTGAGATAATCTGACATCTTTAGCTTCGGGATAGTCTCCATGTTCTTGTATGTTATATTGTAAATAAGCCCTTAGTAGAGCTACTTCACCTCGTAAATTAGACATGTTTTCATTATCCACATGTTCTTCCCAAACATCGAAAAATTCTGAACCATGAGGTAGTTTAGGTACGAATCCTGTACTTTTTTTCTCGAATTTTCCTGGCTCTACATATTTCTTAATGAATTGTTGTTTGGAGTCTTCATCGGTTCTTTCATTATGTTTGACTGTTTCATAATCTACTATTTCTTTAGTTCTATTAGCTGTAGCCCCTACTTCAGGATCTCTTTTTTTACCATGAAAATAACATCTCTCGTACCTATCTCCTGTGTTGGCTTTCTTACCTGATTCAGGATCTGTTACCCATATAAAAGGTTTGGCTTTTCGACATTTAGTTCTTTCTTTGCCACAGTGGGGACACTCTTGTGTTTGTTGTTCTCTTCCGTACAGATAAGAACACTCACATTTAGTTATTAAGAAATCACATGTTTGACTCATATTTTATATTTCAAATAGTCGATGAGATTTACTCATAATAGGGTCTAGATTATAAATGCCTAATTCATTTACGTACTCTATAGGTATACCTAACCAATCTTGATAATTTTCCTGTATTAATGACTTTCTATAGTTATCTCTAAAGTGGTTATAGTCTTTAATATTTAAAGCAAAATTTTGACTTTTAGTGACTCTACCTTTAGGTTTTAAATTCATAGATAAAAACAGGTATGATCTACATCCATAGAGTGAAAAGTGGGTCATAGATTCTATCTGATGGGGTTTTATTTTACTATTGGCTATTCTATCTGAAGCTGTGAATTTACATTCTATAGCCACAAAACCAGTGTCGAAAAACCAAAAATCACACGGCTTTTCATATTGACTGAATTTTCTAACTTCAGTAGCATCAGTAGGACGATAGAAATACAACTTAAATACATTTTCTTCTTTATAAAACTGGAGGGATTTTTCAAATATTTTTTCTTGTCTATTTTTCATTACCAATCCTGTTCTGATAACTCTTTAGTTTTTAGATTAGAGTTATCACGTATCCATTCACCATGTATAGCAGCACATAAGTTCCAAAATTCTTTTTGAAATTCTTTATGTATACTATATAAAGAGAATTTAGTATTTTTACTTTTCTTATTATTGCAGTATTCAATTATTTTATTTTTAATTCTTTTTTCCATTAGGCTGTCCAAAATGCCATACCGTTTCTTCGGAGATAGATAAGTCCTTCTTTAGTATGGGGTTTGTAGACATGATCATCATATATTTCAGAGATATGGTGTTGTCTCTGTACAGTACTAGCCCCTTCTAAGTGGATACTCAGTTTATACATCAAGTTCTTGGAAGTAATGGTTTGAAACCCTGTTTTAGTAGGTATTTGGGTTGTTTTACCTCTTTGGTCTTTGATGGTTATGTTGCTTCTTCTATTAAGCATACCCATTATAACTTGGTAGTCTTTAGCCAAGTCACTGGATTGACCACAAAACAAGCCTACATTATTACCGATTATATTATGCCAACCATCACCTAGTAGTGCACCAATCATAAATTGGTTTAACAACCTGGGATGTTCATCATATAGGTCTATTAAACGTCTCTCCTTTTTAATCCGTCTTATTTTCCTAAATGTCCAGTCATATAGGTTTTTGTTTTGGATATTAAAATAACTAATATCACTAGTAGCCCTATCATATTGATATTTTTTCCATCTATCCTGGAATAAGTTGTTCATTACTCGTTCTATTTCAGTAATGTTTTTATCTTTACATTGAGTAATAATGATCACAGGATCTCTTTTACTGAGGTGACCATCTGTGGCTACTATACCTAGCCAATAATAAAGATCCAACATTCTATAGTCAAACTTTCCTATGCCGATATATTCAGGGTTGTTTTTCTTATCTATCTTTATTTTATGGTCTAATACTATATGTTTCTTCCAGACAGAAGAATATCTTACCCTTTCACATCTATCGGTCATAGAGTCTATGCCACCCATACTTTGTTTGATGGTAGTAGTCCATAAGTTGGTATGTGGAGTGAATCTAGGGCTATCCCAATATCGAGTTTTAAAATAATGCATCTCACCTGTGTAGTGTTCTTTCTCTATACCTTGGCAGAAAGACCAACAAGAATTACCACTATTAGGGTTTTTGATTAGAATTTTAGCATTACTATCAATTTCACCTATTTTTCTAAATCCTTTCCTGGTTAATATTTCAGTTTGATTACAATACATGTTTTTTTATTTTCTGACTGCAGATATAGTCTATATAAATACCAAGTCTTTTGAAATCCACTTCATTTAAGGGATCACCTAGCCATTTCCAATGCCTTATACCGTAACTTTGATCTTGTTTTTCAAAATCAAGTTCCATTAATTCGGGCAATTCATTAAAAGTAATATAAAACTCAGTTCTTTTCTTTATAGACCTTAATATTATAGAGGGTTTATCCTCTATTGTTATTTGATCATTCATTTTTGAAACTGCAGTTGTTTCTGAATAACATTTAAAATAGGAAATATAGTAGGCATTGGATCTTTTGACAATAGATTTACAGAGTGTTTGTTGATCCATTAAGGTAAGTATTTTAGCTAATTCTATATGTCCATTCCAAATGTTTTCCAGCTTACTACCTTCAGAATAGGATTCTATGTCTTCTATATTCATTTTTTCTTCTTATCGGGACAGGGCTTAAAAAGCCCTGTCCCTAAGATATGTTTAATATCTTAAAGTGTGTTTAATACCCTCATATATATTCATACTGTTTTTTTTTGCAAAACTGCCAAACTTTTTTAGCTTAGAAAGTTTTTCATGTTATTTGTAAATTCGTAAATATCGTTTTTTTTGTTATATTCCATAGCTATTTGGTTAGTGTAGGCATCACATTCCTGACTATAACCACACCATTTGCAGTTTTCATTACTGGGAAGAGCTAATATTTTATCTGGCTTTAATCTTTGATATACGTGTTCAGCTACATTGATTAGTTTTTGTGTATCTTCTTCTCTTCTTTGGGTATATAGGGG